CGCTGATTTCCCAGGGGATGGTCAGATCCACGGGCCGCAAGGTCACCTTGGAGGTCGTGATCCCGCGCAGAATCTGAGTCGAACGAGCCTCGGACTTCAAGATAGCCACGCGGCTATGAACCGCGATCTTGTCGATTTCCATCGACTCGTTGGTAAAGCGAACTAACCGGACCATGTTACGCAACTGCGTCATGTCGTAGACGTAGTCGAGGAACGTATTGCTTTGCACTGGGTTCATCTTTCCCGAGGAAGCAATATCGGCCGCGGTGATCATCGCCTTCTTTACAATCTCTTCATTGGATACTTTGGTCATTTCCAAATCCTTCTGGTGAATTTTCTCTCAAGCCTTCGTCAAACGCAAGTGCGTGTTACTCGCCCGCCTTCTGACCAATGGTAAACAGTCCCTTCCAGACGTTTATCGATGCTGTCTTGTCCTTCACGACTGGCACTTCTGGATCGCCAGAATGCGGGTGTGTCGGCGCAGCTTCGAGTTTCTCCAGACGCTTGGAGATCTCATCGAGTTTCGCTGTCGCCTTGTCGTTGTTTTTCTGTGAAGCGGCCAACGCCTCGGCAAACGACTCACGCATCTTCGCTACGACACTCTCCGAAACCTCGGCGACGAGATCCTCATTCGTCTTCACCGGCTCGGCAACGTCGGCAATTTTGGCGACCACGGTATCCGGGGTCGGCGTCTGGGGGGTTTCAACGGTTTCTTTAATTTCCTCGCCCATGGTCTTTCCTTTCGTGATCGAGACGGGTTCGGAGATAACCTCACTGAGAAACCCCGTCATTTCCTTGGCTATACTGTCAATCGACAGTTGCAACGTTTGAACCTGTTCGGCCAATCCCTGCAACTTCTTCAAACGACTCGTCGAAATCTTCGCGCCAGCCTTTTCGATATTATCGTCGGTTTGCTCATCATCGGCAACAGCTTTCGATTTGGAGACGTCGTCGTTTTCCAAATAGTTGGCCGAGAGTCGTCGCATTGAATAAGCAATATCACTCAAACTGCTCAGGTCGTAGGAAATCTGATAAATGCCATATGAAAGACGTTCGAGAGAGTCGGTGGAGTCATCGTCGATAGTCGCCGAAAGCCCGACGACCTTTTCGGAAACACCTACCAGAATTTTCGTAATCGAATCGCGGAGGTTGGTCGAAAGCACCGACTTTTCAATCGCCGTCCAACTCGCGGCATCGGCGACGACCGACTTGGTGATCGTGATGTTTCTGTCGAGTAAAGACAAAAGTTCATCGCGAATTTTGAAAATTTCACCGGCGATGGAAGCCGAAACGTCCGAGACGGTCTCGTCGATCGTCACGTCGCTAATCGACTTAGTAACGAAAGTGATCCGCGAGTAGAGGTTGTCAAGGTGAGACTTAGCCAACCGACGAACCTTGAAGGGAAGCTTAGTTTCCTCGACGTCCTTGGACTTGATCACCATGAACGGATCGCCAACAGCACCCTCGTCAACCAACGAAATCCGGTCGGGACGAAAATCTGTTAGTTCTTCTTTCGGCTTTGCTTTGTCCGTATGCTCCATTTCATTCCTCATCTACAAGCAATTCTAGCCGACACGACAAAAAAAGTCACGCGACATCTTCTAACGGTTTGAGTTTCCCGAGTCCTTCCGGCGACCAGCCGGTGAACTTTCCGTTTTTGATATCTTCCCAAAGTCCATCATGCAAGATTCTAGCCCAAAGAAGCCAGGTATCTTTTGGATATGTCACTTTATCACGTTGTCTCGACAGATGTGTATCAGCCGCCAAATCGACTTCAACCTTAAAGGTCATCTTTTTGTCGGTCACGTAATTCTGAATGATCTTAATCGCGTTCTCTATCAATGTGTCTCGGTGCATCAGATTGATACCGTGCTTATTGTCCGTAAGGTAATTTTCCATGAAATAATACGCGGCGGCTCTAACAGTCTCGCCCTTGTATACCGTCCCATGATAATCAGCCACTCCAGGAATAAGTACCGCAGCTCCAACAATACGTTCTTCGTCTTTTCGTTTGATGATCCGGGTTACTGCAAACGTTTGCAGTAACGATTGGTAACGTTTGACGATTGGTCCTCCGACGGTTTCTTCTACCCGAAAGAACGTTTTGGTAAAAAGTCCATCATCGGAAGTCAGGCTGAACGAAAGTTCGTCATCAACGAAATCAACTTCTGCCGTGCCTTTGGAGATCAATCTACCGACGCCTGGAACGTTATCAAAAATAGCGACCGGCGATGGAACGTGGAGCAACGGCGAATATGCAAGATCTAAAGTTCTGATCTTCCCGAGTTCGAGTTCATATTTTCCAACCCGGGTAAAATACAATCGAAAGTAAGATTTCTCCACGATTAGCCTCGAAGTGAATTGGTCAACGCAATAATATGATTCTTGATCTCGACATCCATTTTATCATTATTCGCGACCAGTGACAGAAGTTGAATTATTTCGTCATCCCTAGATTTCTTCACATTCGGATTGGCAGTCGATTCCTGTGCAATCTGGAAAAGCCGTGCCTGTTCGCGAAGTTTCGTAAGACTAAACGGAATGTCCGGTTCGATGGACGAATCAGGCTCTGACAAATCCATGTTCATGACATCTTCAACAATTTTTCTAGAGACCCTTGGCGACAATCCTCCGCTTCCTTCGGCGGTCGCCAGAAGTTGAGTCAACTCGAAGCCGTCTGTGAGTTCGGGAGAATTGGACTTAAGGACGACGTAGGCTTTCCGAAGCCTGGCGATAATTGTTGTCGTCCAGAGTTCATCGATGTCCAGCCGTTCTGGAACGAACACCTGTTGTTCAGCAACGAGTTTCGACGCGGTAGCCGTGGCTTTGGTGTAGTCTTCGCTAGCTCCGACCATCAACGGAGGAAGTCGCCACGAACGACGAATACGAGCATCACAGAGTGGAATGTATTCCTTAAACATCGCATCGTCATGCTGATCTTTCGCTAGATGCTCGAGTTGCATTTTCATCGAGCCTGGATCTTTCATCCCTTCACCGATAGGCTCGGCTTCGATGATGACGATACGTGAGTAGTTACGGTCGCCTTGGATTCGTTTCTCGAAGAACTCTTGGAGTTTATCGAGCGAACCTTCCGTTATCGCGACGTTGGTAGCGAGAAGTGCAAGTGCTGGAATCTGGTTGTTGTCGAGTGAGACATAGTTGATCTCTTCGGCGCCTCGGGAACCGTACACCGATAGGGTTGCCCCATACCATCTTGGTTTCCCGTAAGGAGTACCAGACGCGTAGATTCGTTTGAAGATGATCTCATGAGCTTCTTCGTCTTCAAGATTTTGGTTTTCTTCGCTAATCACACGGCCGTCGCGTTTTGAAATACGTCTTGGGTCGTTCCATTCTTTGAACCAAACTTGACTGTCGTTGACACTGTTAAGTTGAACGAAACGCCGGAAGCGTTTCGAGGCATACATATCCTCGATCGTCCAATCTTCGTCGGTTGGACCTTTGATAGCTCTGGGAACTCGGTAAGTAGTAAATTCGTAATCCGGGTTCGTGATCCGCATGGTCCACGACGGAACATGCTTAAGTCCTGCCGGGTGTAACGGTTCGTTACTACGTCCCAGAACTTCAACATAGAACATTCCAGAAATTTCAAGGTCGTCGCGGGAACGTGATCGTAGTTCGCGGAACGATCCTATTTCCTGATCGAGTACACAATTGTTGAAGAAGTTTTCAACCTCGGCGAGTTCCGCTTTGATATTCGCTGGAAGGTCTTCATTCCGAATCCCGGTTTTCGGACGAGCCTCAATGCGCCAGCCGGTTCGTTCAATGTTGACTTTCATCGCGTCAACATCGGGACCAATCTCACTACTCAGATCACGAATCTGCGTGAAGACCGAACAATCAATCGGCGGGTTGATGATTCCGAGTGGTGCCGACGTGGTGTTGTAATAACCGAAAAACGGATCAATTTCGTTGGTATTGGACGATTCGGATGCGTCTTCTTTGCCCTTCTTCACATTGAACGTTTTGATCTTGAGGATTGATTTCAACTTATCGCTTGAACGATTATCCATGTGTCTCCACCTTACCCCCGGCTTAGAATACCAAATTTTTTGGGTTTACTGCAAACGTTTGCAGCAGCCTAGATCAACAACTTCGCGTCACGTTTCGGGTCACGCGGTCGTCGGCGTCTTCCGCCACGCACCGCGCCCCAAACAGCAAAGTACAAAGCGTCAAAAATGTCTTTGTGTTTCACGTTAGGAAATCCAGCGAGTTGCTTCTCAAGTTTCGCCGAACGGTTTTTACGGTGAAACATCTTGCGGAGTTTGTAATACGTTTGCAACGCAGTGGCACGAGTAATCTTATCCTTGGTAGTCACCAGGGGGAACGAACGAACTTCGGGGAAATGTTTGGCCACGCTTTGTTGAAGCGCGGCTTGGTAGGCGTTGGCTTCGATGTAGGTTCGAATCGGATCCCAAGCCTCGAAGTTAGCCAAGATGAGTTCAAGTTGTTTGTCGAAATCGAATTTCCCCGAAAGATAGTCGAGGATGTAAACGTAGAACGTCGCTGGTTCAATGCCAACTGTAACAATCGCAAATTCGTCAGCTTGGTCCGATTCGGAAATGGCAAGGTCAACTCCAGTCCACACCCGAAGTCCGTGATCGTTCACCAATTTTTCCGGTGACTCGGTGTAAGATTGGAAATATTCTTCCTCGAAGTAATCACCACGGAGAATCTCGATTCGGTTTTGGTATTGTGACTCGAAATCACCCTGTGACATACCAGATCGGCGTTCACAAAGTTCTTTGGCAGAAAACCCAATCGGATCCCAAACCGTTCCTTGTTCAGGAATCTCGAACGAACCATCTTCCTTTTCAA